TGAGGGTAAGAACATGACAACGCAATATACTACGATCCTTAAACTGGCTCTTCCCGTTCAGGGGGAATTGAGCGGTACTTGGGGCGATGTTGTAAACGATAATATTACGCAGATGGTTGAGCAAGCGGTCGCTGGTCTGGCGGTTATTGATTCGTGGACAGCCAATTCTCATACGTTAACTACTGCCGATGGCACGACCTCAGAATCTCGTTGTGCGATGTTATCGTTTACTGATACAGGAACAGCCCTTACTGGCGCAGGTACAGTAATTTGTCCTGCTAATTCAAAAGTTTATATTGCAAAAAACACTACTGGGCAGGTAATTACTCTAAAAACGTCTGCGGGTACCGGCATTGCCATACCTAATGGCAAGTCTATGCTGTTATTTTGTGATGGTACTAACGTTGTTGAAGCTGTCGATCACGTAGTTACCCTGTCTGCTGGAACCTTAACCGTCACAGGATTAACCACTTTTGCATCTTTAAAAGGCACTGACACAACTACGGTTACTACCATTAAAGACGAAGACGATATGTCTTCTGACAGCGCCACGGCACTTGCCACCCAGCAGTCAATCAAGGCGTATGTCGATAGTCAAGTCGGAACTGTTGATACCCTAGCCGAGATCCTTGCTAACGGTAACACTACTGGCGCAAACGATATAGAAGTTGATACGACCCAGAAGGTTCAGTTCCGCGACACGGCAATCTATATCAATTCAAGCGCAGACGGACAGCTTGATATTGTTGCGGATACTGAAGTTCAAATTGCTGCCACAACGATTGACATTGATGGTGCTGTGGATATGGCAAGTACATTGGCGGTTGGTGGAGATGTAACAGTCTCAGCGGCTTCTCAACATATTATTATAAAAGGTCTGGCGACCACTTCGGATTATGATGCAGAACTCTGGCTAGGTCGAAACGATACTCGCAAGGCTATCATCAGAGCAGAGCAACTTAGCGCAAACTCTGAGCATGATTTAGTATTCTTCACAAACGCCGCTAGTGCAGATGCTACAGAAAAGTTAAGGCTTGGTAGCGATGGGGCATTTGCTGTAAAGCCCACAGTAGGTGGACACGCAGTCTTTAACGAAGATGGCATAGACGCTGATTTCCGCGTTGAGAGCGACAGCTCTACCCATGCGCTGTTTGTTGATGCCACTAATGGCAATATCGGCATAAATGATCCTGCGCCATCTTCTACGCTTGAAAGCGGAATTTCCGCTACAGGCAGAGTGCTGTCTATCGCTTCCGGCGGCACAACTGCCATTAGTATTAGAGCGGTCGATGCCGCAAATGATCGAAACGCGGTTCTTGAAATGCTGTCTAGCGGTAATGGTGGATCAAACAATATTATTGTTTACGGCGACACTGATACGACTCCTACCACAAAATCGGGTTTGGTATTTCAAGGCTATCATAATGGCAGTAGGGTGCTCCGCACTACGCTTGATTGGAGTGGCTACTTAATTAATGAAATTGGAGCCGTGTTTAACCAAAGCGGAGCGGATTCCGACTTCCGCGTTGAGTCTGACGGCAACGCTAATATGTTGTTTGTTGATGCAAGCACTAATCGGGTGGGTATTGGTCAAAGCCCAACCACAGAGGTTTTGGAAGTGGCCGGAAGCCTCAAGTTAGAGGCTAGTAATGCCGAGATCAACTTGAAATCCGGTATTACAGGCACGACAGGTAGTGTTAACTGGACTTTCAATACAGATACAACAGATTTTGCGGCATTAAAATTACCCTACGATTCTAGAGCCACTATTGGTCTGCATATGGACTCCGGGTACCCTATAACTCTTGATTATAGCGTTTCTAGTAATGACGGTCTAAGAATTTCTTCCAGCGGAACGCTTGAACACAGGTTTAATTCCTCTGGTGCAACTTTTAACGAAAACAGTCTTGGTAGCCTCGACTTCCGCGTTGAGTCTAACAGTAACGCTCATATGCTGTTTGTTGATGCAGGTGCTAATCGGGTTGGGGTTGGAACCGGAGCGCCAAGTTATGAGTTTGTAGTATCGAAGGACGGCTCGTCCGGTATTGAGTTCGGCCCAGAAGGTATAGATAGCACTACCAGCTTTATCCAGTTCTATAATCGCTCTACCGCCGCGTATGACACGGCTAGGTTTTATATGAAAGAATTTCAGTTGTACTTAGAAGCTGCTCAAGTTATTGCGCTTCAAATCAGTACAACTGAAGCTGTTATAAATCAGAGCGGGACTGACCTTGACTTCCGCGTTGAGTCTGACAATCAATCCAGCATGTTTGCAGTAGACGCTGGCGGCAACTACATTACGATGCACGGTGCCGGTACAACAGATGCTGTTTTGAACATAGGCCCGAACACCGCCAAAAAATTTATCCGGATGTACAACGGCATCGCGTATAACGCGGCCTCTGACTTGGATGTTCTTGTTTACGGGATTAACGACACTGCGGTTGACAATAACCGTGTGTACCAGTGGCGACATCGTATGGAAGCGGACGGAACGCCTGCCTCCGGCCATAACTACGTCATTCAGTCTATAACCCGTAGCGGCTCATACGAAGATATTATGACGTTTAATGGCACCGCCGTTGACGGCGGCGTGGTTGTTCATCACGGGTTAGCGGTCAACGAGGACAGCACCTCTGTTGGAGACTTCCGCGTTGAGTCTGACAGCAACACCCATATGCTGTTTGTTGATGCTAGTGGTAACTTTGTGACTCTCGGAAATACTGTTTCCAACCCTGCAAGTGGTTTCTCGGCGACTGGTGGAGTTGGATACACCTCTGGTGGTGGGATGCAGATAGCAAACAATACTTCTGGTGCATCGTTGGTGCTTGGGCAAAACTTTGCAACTAACGGATCTATTTGTGATTTTAGAAAACAATCAACAATAGTTGGTTCAATATCAGTTACAGGTGCAGCAACGGCTTACAACACTTCCTCGGACCAACGCCTCAAGGACAACATCGTAGACGCACCTTCTGCTTCTGATGACATCGACGCTATCCAAGTACGTTCGTTTGACTGGAAGGCTGACGGGTCACACCAGAAGTACGGCATGGTCGCACAAGAGCTTCTTGAGGTAGCGCCAAGCGCAGTAAGCCAACCAGAAGACCCTGAAGAAATGATGGGTGTTGATTACAGCAAGCTAGTACCAATGATGCTTAAAGAAATACAAAGCCTACGCGCCAGAGTCGCACAACTAGAATCATAAACAGTCATTAAAGGAGAAACAAAATGGCAATAACTAACACATGGTCAGTATCTGACATGCAACACATGGACTCCGATGGTGGAGTTTTCTTGGTTTACTGGTCAATGGTAGCGCAAAGCGATGGTACGCCATCCTACAGTGCTACTGAAGGCGGCAAGCTGCGCTGTGAGTATGACGCATCAAGCCCAGACTACATCCCTTATGCTGATCTCACGCAAGACGATGTGCTGGGCTGGGTATATGCAAGTCTGGTTGAAGGCGATGAAACTCCAGAGGAAGCAAAGCTGCGCGTCGAAGCCGACCGTACTGCGAAGGTGCAAAAGCAAATCGATGCTGCTGCAACCACCGCTTCTGGTGTACCTTGGTAAAAACAAATGAGAGCTAGACGTTATGGACGCATTAGACGCTATTGGGGCGATATGGCCCATTGCTCTGGGGTTCGTGACGTTGGTTATCGTTTTAGCCAAAATGCATGCGGACATAGAGCAGATTAAGGAGAAGATTCGCACACTGTTTGATCTATGGAACAACCGGAATAAGTAATGGCTGCAAAATTATCCGACGAGACAAAGATCGAGATACCGTTACGCAACCTCATTGCCATTATTGCGGGAGTTGCTATCGCGGTCATTGGTTACACAGAAGTTACTAACCGTATCTCGGTGTTGGAACGACAGCTAACCATCCTTGAGGTGGACATAGGTTTTAACAGCGAATTTCGTACCAAATGGCCGCGTGGCGAGCTGGGTGCTTTGCCCGATGATTTATTGCAGAACAGCCAGATCGATGCCTTGCAAAAGGTGGTTGAGTTGAATACGGATTTTCGTAACAACTGGGCACCACCCCAAGAGGTTCAAGAAGCGATCCGTACTAACTATGCTCAAGAGATTAGGCTTAGTTATCTTGAAGACAGAGTGAATGATCTTGAAAAAGATGGCACAATTAAGTAACGCTTAAACCAAAACTAGGAGGAGTTATGAGCGAACAACAGGAGCAGCAACCCATCATTCTAACCATTGACGATCAGGAGTATGACGTTAATGAGCTTGGCAACGATTCCAAGATCCACTACGTCGAGGTGGTTAACTTGCGTAAACAGATTGCTGATTTGCAGAATCAAATTGCGGCAGCACAACAGCAGAGCGTTAACTTACAAGTTGCACTAGGATTCCGCGAGAATGCGTTACGCGAATCAATCCAAGTGGTTGAAGAAGTAGAACCGGAAACGGATGCAGGATAATGGCCGAGACTCATGCAAGCAAAGCGTTAAAGAAAATCGAGATTCATGAAGCTGAATGCGCTTTGCGTTATGCCGCTATCAAAGAACGGTTAGACTCCGGGTCAGAACGTTTCGATAAGTTAGAGCGTATGATCTGGGGTATCTACCCCGTCATGATTACTTCGTTAATAGCTATTGTTGGTTTGGTACTAACACAATGAAATTTGAAGCTATTAAAGGGTTAATTGGTGCGGTAGCACCTACCCTTGGTCAAGCCCTTGGTGGGCCTCTAGGGGGCGCTGCGGCACAAACCATCGCCAGTGTGCTGGGCTGCAAGCCTGACGAGAGAAGCATTGCTAATGCAGTACAATCGGCTACCCCAGAACAGTTAGCTGAGATTAAAAAGGCTGAACTAGATTTTCAGGTTCAGATGAAGAAGTTAGACGTAGATGTATTCGCACTGGAAGCAGAAGATGTACAACACGCTAGGGCAGCGTTTAAAGGTGATTGGACGCCAAAGTTTATTGCGGTTGCGTGTGTCATTTTCTTTGGTGGGTACATCGCGCTGGTTACAATTCAAGATCCTTCTGCGAATGACGATGGGATTGTTAATCTTGTCCTTGGGTATTTGGGCGGCATCGTCTCATCTATTATCAGTTTCTACTATGGCGCATCACATAAGCACGAATGATGAATAGACTAGTAAATATGTTAAAGCGGCACGAAGGCGTTAGAGATAAGGTCTATATGTGCTCTGCGGGTTACGAAACTATTGGTGTTGGCAGAAACATATCAGAATCTGGCCTTGGTCTTTCTGAAGACGAAATAAATTACTTGTTGAATAACGACATAAAACGTTGCCGCGAAGAGTTGACGATTGAATACGAGTGGTTCTCAAAGCTAGATAGCGTGCGTCAAGAAGCCTTAATAGACCTGTCATTTAATATTGGTCAGACCAAGTTACGTAAGTTTGTTAAAGCCTTGGGGCACATGGCTGATGGTAACTACGAAGAGGCTGGACAAGAGTTCTATCGTAGCCGCTGGGCAGAGCAAGTAGGTGACCGATCATTAGAAATTTGCCAGATGATTAGTTCTGGGGAGTATCAAAAACGATGAAAACGTCTCATGTACCTAGAGTAAACGACGAAGGTAATGTTGAACCCGCGCACACCATTGAGATTTTATGTGCCGAATGTGGATATGATATAGACGAAAGCGAGTTAGAGGCAGATACTTGTTCTGATTGCGGTGCTTCACTAAACTTGAAGCAGAATACGTCTATTGTAGTAACAACCCTACCGCCAGCGTTTGGCGAATCAATGTGACGGGTTATGTATGCCATTACAAAAATTAGCGTTAAAACCGGGGGTTAATCGAGAGAATACCCGATACACCAGCGAAGGTGGGTGGTACGAATCCGATAAGATTCGCTTTCGGCAAGGTACACCGGAAAAGATTGGTGGGTGGCAGCGTATATCGGATGCTACCTTTCTTGGTGTCTGTCGATCCTTGTGGAACTGGGTAACGCTAGGTAGTCAAAACCTGATTGGTGTAGGCACTAACCTGAAGTTTTACATTGAGAATGGCGGCGCATACAACGACATAACACCTTTACGTAACACCGTAAGCCTTACTGACCCGTTTACTACCACCAATGGTTCCCCTACGGTAAGTGTTGTAGACGCTAATGGGGGTTACATTTCAGGTGATTTTGTTACGTTTTCGGGTGCTTCTGCTGTTGGTGGACTTACCCTAAACGGCGAGTATCAAATAACCGTCGATACCACTGTAGCTAATACTTACTTTATAACTGCTGATAGTAACGCCACTTCTACAGCAACTGGGGGCGGTACAGTGTCTGCTGCCTATCAAATCAATACCGGAGCGGCTTATGTAATACCTCTAACAGGCTGGGGAGCAGGGTCTTGGGGTGCTGGTGTATGGGGCACTGGTGGTACGTCTGACACGCAGATACGCCTCTGGTCACAGGCTAATTTTGGTGAAGATCTACTGTTTGGGCCGCGTGGTGGGCCTATATATTACTGGGATGCCACGTCAGGGCTTACCTCTAGGGGGGTATTACTCTCGTCCGTATCACCTGCTACAGCTAACGTACCGACCGTACAAGACGTTATTTTGGTGTCAGATATCAGCCGGTTTGTGTTTTGTTTTGGTTGTAACGCGTTGGCTAGTGGCACTAAAAACCCCATGTTAATCCGTTGGTCAGACCAAGAAGACTCTACCCAGTGGACTCCTGCGGCAACAAACCAAGCAGGTAGCCTACAGCTATCTAGAGGCACTGAGATCGTAGCGGCTAAACAAGCTCGTCAGGAAGTCCTAGTGTGGTCAGATTCGGCCCTATATGCCCTCCAGTACGTCGGTGCCCCAGTGGTATGGGGAGCGCAGCTTGTAGGTGAAAACATCTCTATAGCCTCTCAAAATGCGGTAGCGTACGCCAACGGTGTGGCCTACTGGATGGGTGTGGATAAGTTCTATAGGTACGATGGTCGTACCCAACCACTACCTTGTAATCTCCGTAAGTTTATCTTTAACGATTTCAATACTCAGCAGTACGGCCAAGTGTTTTCGGGCACTGTAGAGGCATACCATGAAATTTGGTGGTTTTATTGTTCTGCCGACTCACAAACAGCTAACAGGTACGTTGTGTATAACTATCTGGATAACATTTGGTACTACGGCACAATGGATCGCACCGCGTGGTTAGATTCGGGATTACGAGACTTCCCGTTAGCTGCGACTTACAATAACAATCTCGTGAATCAGGAAGAAGGCGTCGATAATAATGAGCTAGTGGACAGTGCGCCAATACACGCATACGCCACCACTGCCGAGTTCGATCTAGATGACGGACATCAATTCAACTTTATCTGGCGTGTACTTCCTGATATCACGTTTGACGGATCTACAACAGAGTCACCGAGCGCCGTTATGACGCTATTACCTATGCAGAACTCTGGCTCTGGGTACAACTCCCCTGCTTCGGTAGGTGGGTCAAATGATGGTACGATTACTCGGTCTGCTGTGTTACCTATAGAGAAGTTTACCGGACAACTCAATACGCGGGTTCGTGGGCGGCAGATGGTGATGAAGATTGAGTCTACCGGATCGGGCGTAACATGGCAGTTAGGCTCACCTAGACTAGATATGCGACCTGATGGACGACGATAATGGCTGGAG